GCGGTGTAGGTGTTATCCGTGTAGATTCGTCTTGCCGCCATATCAACAGTACATCTGAACTTATTATATCCTCCCTTTGCACCATAACTCACAACCCTGTCCACGTCCATTTTAACACCTTCCCCTTGTGTGTCGTCCCTTGTCTCTACGCCACCTACCGTTGTTGTTGTGTTGACAATGTTATCATTTTGTGTGAAACTCCAATACCCACCTTTGATTGGGGTTACTAAATTAATGAACTTAAGTAGGTCGTCTGGCATCTCAATACACTTCAAAGTTGGATTGAGAGTGACCTTTGCTGTGGTTAATATTTCACCATCATAAAGATTGAAATCCTGGTAACATTGGGCGGCATGTTCCACGTAAAGACCATAATCATCAACCGACTTACGATATTTAAAGAGCCATCGTGTTACTATCTGTTCAATTGGAATGAGAGCACTTGTATCTGTCATAATTAATTGTCTTTAGCGTTAGTCATTACACTAGCGTTGTCATCCTTTGTGTCCACGGGAGCCACAACACCCAAAATCGCCATTACCCTATCCATAAAAGTTTGTGCTACCTGCCGATAGTTTGTTCCTATTACATCCGTTATCTCTGGAATTTTTACCTCTTCATCCTCTGCATATTTGCTAAATGGAATGAGTAAATCCAATCTAAGACCTTTTATGGACATAGATAAATTATATAACTCCATACGTGTTTGATTAACTGCGTAGCCTACCTTAGTGTTGACTGAATTAAAAAAACTACCATTAGCAATTAAATCCATCTCCCTAAAATCTGTAGGAAAGAATATAAGTTGACCTTGTGCTGGCGCTGAAACCCTAATGACACCTGACCCTTTCCGCTCAAGGGGGATTATACTCTCAGGAAGTGTGCAGTAAGTAACTCCTGTTGTATTATAATCAAATCCTATAGTATAATAAACTTTTGTATAATTCTGAAGACTTAATGGATTAGTTAAAAAGACATCATGATAAAGTGAGGCAAGAGCCTTCTCTATAACAGCATCTATGTAACGATCTGCAAATCTATTTGTTTTGTCAATTTTGGGGAGTGAATTCCTTACGAGCGATCTTATTTCCTGTTTTATCATATTTAGCCACGTTCTATCTTCGGTTCGTCTGCCTCTGCAATTTGCACAAGTCCTTCGTCCGGCAACGCTATTCCCACAGTACCAAGTAATAGGTTAATTATTTGAGGAATATCATGTTCGTGCCACTCAAAGTTTTTGGTCAGTGAAACGACATTTGCCATTCCTGACACGCCACTCCTCGATGTACTACCAAGTGGTATCGCTACCGTTGCGCCTTCTGCCATATAAATAATATTAAGATTTGTATCAACATAATAATCCAAAAATGGTGTAGTTACCTTTCTGAGATAATCTATGTAAATGGGGGTACAGGTTGTTGGGGTAACATATAACGACATGTCTTCACTTGTTGCACCATAAGCCATAAAAGTAGTAGGATAAGTAATAGATGCCTTAGTAAGATAGTCCATTTCTCTCTGCCCGTGTTCAAGTGACGTGATTAAGTCTACTCTACGTCTGCCGAATGTGGGGTGCATATAATAAGGATCGCCGACTAAGTGATAGTAATCAGATGGTAATATTCCTATGCCATTGGTATCAAGATTAATCGGAACATTAACTTTTTTAAAACTATCCATCTCGTCCATTGACAACTTGGAACTTTCAAATCCCGCATAATTGAGTCTGAAAATGCGTTGATTTACCTGTACTATAATGTTGTTAAAGTCATCAGGCGAAAAGGATAAACCCCTTTTATCCTTACGGATTGCCGTTAATAAGGTATCGTAGATTTGTGAAGTATAAATCATGCTCTATGATTATTTTCACAAAGATAGTCAGATTTTAGGAATGTCTTGAAATGCAAAAGCCCCGGTTCAAAACCGAGGACTTTTTACGAGCCAACTAACACAAGCGGTATTGGCTAGGTAGACTTGTTTTGTTTTTGATAACTCTCAAAGGTTATTTTCCCTCTGACGTAAGAACTCATTGCGGAATTTACAGGGCGTTTGTTGCGACCATATTTCTTTGTCCCTTTGCCCTTACCGTCTTTTTTCTTTGCCATTTAACTGAAGTATTGGTTTTACTTCATGGCGACCTCCGTTTTTAATTATTAATACTTATCTGTCGAATAGTGACAACAAAGATAAGTCAAATATTTGAATCCACCAACTATTTTATAAAAACTTTGCCCCGATACACGTAAGGGGGCAAAGAACAAGAAATTTCCCCGAAGGGAAACCAGAAACAGAATTTTTAAGTTCCCTTTGTTTTATTTGTTTTTACTTTTGCGGGCGGTTCTGTGTTAACTGTCAAGGATTCCTCGACTATTGGCTCGTGTATGCCGAAGTCCACATAAACCATCTCACGTACCTCGTCTGTTTTTTTATTATAGAAACCCTGAATGTCTTTTACCTTAGCGATCCAACGGAAGATTTTATCCTCTTTTATAGAGTCAAGATATTCCTCATTGACAACATCAATCATCAAAGACTGAAGTTTTTCAAGGTTATTAGGTGATGTAAAATAATTGCATAGCCATTCAAACTTGCGTTTTACCCAGTCTGCGGGAACCTGTGCAATAGTTTTGTCTCCGATCTTATATCTACCGTCCGGTCTCCAAGTGATAGCCTTCAAGTTAAGAAAATGTTTAATAAAAGCACAAAGGAGAATATAGTCTGTAATCTTTAAGTCTTCCATGAACTCTTCCGTGCCCTTATAGGTAGGGTCTGACAGTTTGAGTTTGTTGTTTCTATCGAGGGTGTCCCGTAGCTCAAATCTTATTTCATCAGCTTCCTTTGTTTCTACATTGTCTATACCATAGGCGGAGGCTACAAGTTTAAGCGTATCTTCGTCTCCGAGTGTCTGCCAGATAGCCGTTCTTAAAGAAAGAGCTGCCCTTTCTTCGTCACCTTTTGCCCTTACATCAGCTTTAGGATCATCAATCTTCCAATGACCTCCAGTGACAAGCGGACTTTTGAAATACATAAAGAAAGCAAGGTCGGGTTCTGTCTTGAGGTTTACGATAAGACTACCTGTAACTAACTTAGATTTACTTGATAGTTTATCTCCGATATCCCAAACATTATTACGAACCTCATAAGGAGCACCCTGACATACGCCCCAATATTCAGTTCCTCTTGATGGGTTTACTACGTTTGCTCTTAGTGGAATAGCAATTGGTTTGGGGTCTTCAGGCACATCCCTAAACTCGTTTCCCTTGCCGTCATAGCGATCAATGGTGGGTTCTTCTTTTGTGGGTTTAAAAGTTATTGTTCCTTCGGGGTATTTTCTACGAAGTTCTTTGAGCCCATTCTTATACTCCTTCGCATAAACATGAAGAGGGTCGTTTTCGTCTTCGTAAGCCCTGTCTATATTTAATAGACGCTGATTGTTAATAATGATCATCTGTTTCTGTTTTACTTGTTTCGGATGCAAAGATAGGTAAAATTAAAATAACATTCCTTGGGTAGTTAGTTTGAAGTTAGTGTCATATCTTATATTGTCACCTTTGGGATATGGCATAATATGATAAGGAATATCCGCCATCATACGTTTTTTATCTTGTTTTGTTCCTAATAAATAGATATATTTATGTTTGGGTTTAGAAAATAACCGAGTAAATCCGTATTTTTCTGCCTCCTCTTTTGATGCCGAACCAATAAGAGTAGAAACTGTTTTTCCATGATACTCTTTATTGTCTTTAATAAATGAAGTTACACCTGAATCCCATCCACCATCTTTCCTTTGCCCTTGTCCAAAATATAACCAGTTTGTGGCTTGATATATATAACCGTAATGTCCCTTGCCGGGGTCTGCATAAGAAATTATAATTAATGGGATTGGTAGTTGTCGTAAACATTGCGACACAAAAAAAGATAACACGTTTTTCTTAAGTCCTTCATTAACGACTAACCTATTAAGTTCTAATACATCAAAATTGCCTATCCTTACATTATTTCTGTTGGCTGAACCACCAAACACACAACAACCAATTATTATATTATTAATATCAAAAAGACCAAAGGAAAAAGAAATAGGACACATTCGGTGGGCATAATGTTTATAGAGCAGCCATTCCTTACAGTCATCAAAAGGAATAGGTTTTATGGAATATTGTTCTTTAATACTCATACTTATTCTTCTTGTTGTGTCGTTTCCCATTATGAAGACTGCCTTTTGATGAGTTCTCAGGATACCACATCGGTCTCATGTTGGTATAATGGAACGCTTCCTTTTGCTCTTCTTCGTTTGTTAAATCAAATGATTCAAGTGGAATGGTATGATCCAGACTCCACCTACCATGATCTTTTCCGTAATTACTCCAAAACATTCCTTCCGTCCAAAACTTTTCAATATAGTTTTTAAAGTAATCCATATCACATCCTACAAGTGAATATAATCGCCCACCTTTACTTCTCCCGGACAATACAGCACCAAGCCTTGATCTGAGATTGTGCGCCATTCTTGCTTGTGGATGAGTTTGCATGTATATCCTTCTCTTTTTATTAATTTCCTCTCTATTATTATTAACATATATTTTAACCCTATCTGTATTGTTATGGTAATAGCGGTTACTTTGTTCAAGTCTTTCCTTGGGATGTCTTATTACATAATTATTTTTAATCTGATTAGATTGTTCTCTATGGTTTATTGCCCATTCTTTATTTTGCTTTAATATTTTTTCAGTATTTTCAGTATAATAATCGTGATTGTGATTAGGATGATTATCGTCATAGACCTTCTTCCCTTTTTTCTGACAATCCCGACACTCAGCCTTGTGTCCATCTTTAACCCTGCTACATTTATTAAACTCAGACAATTCTTTGTCTTGTTTACATTTTGTACAAATTTTATGTGCCATTGAACCAACTAATTTAATTTTACCAACATTAAAAGAAGGGAAGGGCGTTGGTGTACCCGTATCAATGGGGAGCTTATTCCCATCTATCCTACACAAAGATAATGCTTTTATTTGATAAAACAAAAAAAGAGGGAAGATTTCTCCACCCTCTTTTGAAAATTTATGAGTTAAAGACTATAGAATTGCGTCAGACTGTACGAGCACCATCTGATTGCGGTGCAACACTATCAATGCGTATTCTGATAACATCTCGCCGCGCACATCGTCGTAGGTGTCAACAGCAATGTCACTAGGAACTTGTCCTATGTTTGCTACACCCGGAAGAACTTTATTGATACGAGTTCTATTTTCGCCGTTGTAGTTTTTGTATCCGAGTGCAAGGTTTTTCATCTTGAAGGCTGCGGGTTCTTCCATGCTTCCTCTGACGGTTACATCAACATCGGGACAAATAAATCCCATGCCTGTGAAGTAATCATCGAAGGCTGTTGCTCCATAAGCTGTCGGGTCACTGAATGATGGTAACTCTTTGAAGGTTGTCTGCACACCGTTCTTGTGAATGAACTTCAGTGATGCGTCAATCTCGCCTATGTTTCCGTAGGTTGTTCCGCCAGCAAATTCTTTTTTAAAGTCTAAGCCGGAGTTCTCAAGTTGTTTGTAGAGTTCGCTACCCATGAAGAAGTTGACGTTTCTACCAGTGATACCCTGTGAGAGCAAGAGAGGTTTGATATCGTCAAAATCGCTGTACTGATACGAAGTGGTGTAGTACTGTTTCATTCCACCATCTACAAGGTGTCCTATAAGACCAAGAGTATTAGTAGGTTTTACACTATTGCCGTCCCTATCAGTCTGATTAAGGGCTGTGGCGGCTGTTAAAAGCTGACCAAGCATAATGTCATCATTAATATACTTACTCAGTAAGAAGTCGCATTCCATGGTTGCCTTGGTAAAAATACCAGTTCCCCCACCTCTAAGAGTTTCGTAGTATCTCTGATTAGACTGTTGGCTACCCATTATAGCCCAGTTCTGACGTCTTGTTGAGCAATAAAAAAGCCTTGTCTGCCATCCTGACGATTTGGGGCTTCCACCCTGTACACCATTGGCATAAGCTCCACCAGTAACCATCAGTTTAGTTCCTGTTGGTATAGTTACATTAATACGGTCAAGAGCGTCAAGACCATAAAGAGTATAGCTCTTACCAGTTGTATCGGTTGTATCTATAGCCGTTACCTGCCACAATGAAGGTTTGGTAACTTTTACGCTGTTTTTGGTAACGTATTTAGCGGGAACTACAATGATATCCTTCACTGAAAGATAAGCGTTGTCAGTTGTTCCACTAAAGTCTGCTAATGAAAGATGAAGAGTCCATGCTGCTGCTGGGGCTACTGCGCCAGATGCGCCTTCAGTAGTAACAAGTCTTACGAGAGAAAGTTCTTCAAACAGTTTCTTTGTCGGCCCTGCAATAGGAACGATAGAACCTGCCATATAGAGGAACTCAAGTAGTCCAATACCGGGGCCGTAAAGTTTTACGATCTCGCCCCAAATCTGCGGTACAAGCATGTCTGTATCATACAGAGATGCCCATACGGTGCTATAACCAGTATTAATTGTGTTACTTAATACTGCGGGTGAAGAAATTGTTGACATTTTATTTTAAAAGTTTTTAAGTCGTTATTATTAGTGTTTCATATCTTCAAGAAACGCTCCCAATCCTCTGCGGTTATCTTGTGGTGATCCTTCGTCCGTGGCTGTTTTAGTGTTAGGTGGCGTGGTGTTATTGAGCGCCTCGTCCAGTTTCCTTTGGATTTCGGTTTGTCCCTCCTTAACCTTAACTTCGATTATCTTGTCTATATTCTGGTAAAGAAAAGTCATATCTCTTAACTCCATTGCCGTTGCCTTATTCTCAGGTGTTGGATCAAGTCCTGCATCTACAAACATCGCTTGAAACATATCCGGGAGTTTGGCTTTGAAATCAGCCGGAACATCATAATCAATTTTCCCCTTCTCTGATTTAAACTTATCAAATGTGGTGAACTCTGCTTTTAGAGGATCCGTTGCCTGTATTCTCTTTTGCAGGGCTATTACCTCATCTGCATCCCTCTGTTCTTTCGTTGCCGCCTTTGGAAACTCGATACCAGAAGTTAAAGTTTTTAGTGTTGCTCTTGCGTCATCTGCACTCATGGCAAGCTCGGCTCTTGTGACACTATCCCAATCTTCTGGTTTTATGTCAGGGTCGATACCATTTTTCTTGTAAATGGCGGCTCTTAGATCATTCTCCGCAATGTTGGGGTGATTGATCTTCTGTGCCTTTACAAGTACATCAATGTCCGACATCTTACTTACGTCACTCATTACTATCTCTTGTAATGTGTACGGGTCTTTGTCGGGGTACTTAGCGAGCAATTGGTCAGCTATGTAAGCCTTCCTTAATAGGGGTTTTTCAAGTAACTCCGCACCGTTGGTGCTGTTCTTAAAATTCTCAATTTGCTTTTTGTAATCTTCTATCTCTTTAGTCTGCGATTCACTAAGTTTGGCCTTCCCCTCATATTCAACTATCTTTTGCTGAAGTCCGAGGATGTTCTTAATGTCATCATCATTCTTAAACGGAGTAGAAAATCGTTTATTAAAATTCTCAATGAACTCGTCAGGCTTTGACTTTGGTGTTGGCGTCTGCGGCTGTGCCTGTGCAGTCTGGTTTGTCGGAGTACTTGTTTCTGTACTCGGTGTTAGTGTTTCAGTAGCAGGAGGCGTCCCTACCGTTACTGTATTTTGATCACTTGCCTCCACGGGAGGTTTTGTAAATCTTTCTAATGGGTCTGCCATGTCTCTGTTTCTTTGTTTTTCGGCACAAAGTTAATATAAAAAAAAATAACACTCTTTTAGGGAGTGTTATTACTATAATTTATACAATTGTTTTTATGCCATATTTCTTATATTTAATTCATTCTTTAGCGGGAGTTTCTATTATGGTATCTATTCCACACCCATATTTTCCCTTTTCAGGAAGACGTAAACTTGGACATTCATTACATAAAGTAACTTTTCTACAAATTTCACACTCACCATAAGAATTTATAAATGTTATTGGATAATCATTTTCTTCTGCACATTTACTACAATAAAACATAATCTTTAATTTTCCCCAAATGTAAGACGAATAAATGAAACTACCAAATATTTTATCAACTATTTTTGGTCGGGACATTAATGTCGTGAGCAAACCTTGATTTTTTCTTCTGCCACCAAAGAATTAAGAATGTTCCAAGTCCCCCTCCAAGTATTATTGGAACTCCGCAATAGGGATTATCTACTATTTTTATTACTCCTCCGTAAGATATTGTGCCTATCATAAGGCTCAGAAATGTAGCAAGTGTTATTTTAAGATTTTGAACTGCGATGATGTACCACCCATATAAAAAGTCAAATAAAACATATGCAATGAAAAGAAGTATAAATGTTAATATTTCTACATTGCATATCATAGGCTTTCATTTTATTGTGGTAGATCAAGTGTTCCCTGACCTCCGCCTTGTGAAGATGTTGTCTCATTAACTAATTTAACTATATCGGGGTTCTTCTTTAGAATATTATCCCGTATATCTATTACTCGCTTCCCGTAAACGGGATTCTTGTTCATATCAATCGGATTTTTAGACACATCAACACCATACATCTTTTTTATGGGAGAAATAGAAAGATCATTATTACCGCCAACCTTTCCATAGCCGTTCCACGCCTGAATAATATCCTCATCCGATTTCTTCCCTAGTTTTTTAGCATACTTATTCTTATCACTCATTAATTGCATACTATAATCAACTGGGTCTTTTTGAAATTTAGTAAGCTCATCCGGGTTTTTTACTAATACGAAAAAGGGATTATCTCCATATTCATTAGAATATCCTGTTTCCTGATATGCGACAGCAAGAGCAGTATATGGATCAACACCATGTTTTTTAGCCTTACTAACTATTTCTTTTGCCGAATCAGTATCAATATTGGCGTGTAATCTATTATTATCTGATACTGGCATGTTTGTTACTGAATCATTTTCTCTTGTGTCCTTTACGGGGATTACACCATAATCCACTTTGTCTGAATCGGGAAGTTGAAAAAACTGGTTTTTAAAATCATCAACTGTTTTTGTGTATAATCCGTCATTTTGCATTACGTCATGTAACCTCGCAAGTTTATCGGGATTAGAAAACTGGGACACAAACTGGTCATAGGACTTAGTATAATAGCCCTCACTCTTTAATTGGTCATATAATGCTCTATTCTTGTTTGGCATTTAGATATTATCGTATTTCCCTACCGAGGGTTGTCCCTGCGATGTAGCTGGTGTATTAGGTGCGCTTTGAAGTCCCGTAGCCCCCAACGGTTCCTGTGCGGTACTTTGATCGGGTTGACCCACTTGAGTCGATTGTGGGGACTGTAGTACGGATACGTGAGTGTTCTTATGATGTTGCACTGCATTAAAACTATCAAATTGATGCAACATGTTCTTTGCCTTGGCATATTCCTTTATAAAATCAGGATGATTGATACCCAGTTTAGCTAAAATATTCAAGGCTATTTTATAATCATCAACACAAGACATATTCTTTTTGTTTAATTATTTACCATCAGTATTTGTAGTAATACCACTTTCGGCATCTGCCGCTTCTCTAAGACTCTGTAAAAACTGCATGTTATATTCTTTTGTAAGTAGCGAGTCTTTTATATTACCTCTTAGAGCCTCTGCCTGTGCTTTGCCATCTGCAACATTCTTATCTATTGCCATCTGACCCTGTGCCTTTGACTGTTCTGCTTGTGCATTGGCTTGTGCCTGTTGCTGAATCATTGCCTGTGAATTTTGTTGTGACACCTGTTTGTTCTTCTCGATAGCGTATTCAAGTTCTTTTTCAAGTTCATTAAGATCAGCACCATTATTTAATTTGGATTCAAAATAGATAGCATCGTTGAGGTCTATACCCGGCCTTTGCTCTCTAGTGTTCTGTAACGCTACCTGAATCCACTGTCTGAAGGTTGCCCTCTGTGCCTGATCAGGTCTTGGTCGTAGATCAATACCATATTGCACTCCCTCACCCTCCATCATAACGAGGGCGTCTATGTCGGTTTTCCCCACAACACCTTCGTAAGCCTCTCTTATTTTCTTGTCATTTCTGAGTCCAATCTGTATCCTTTTTAATAGGCTTGTCGCAACGCTCTTTTTTATCTCCATTACAGCATTGATGATTATCTGAAGAACATTAGGGGTTTGTATGGGAGTATCTTTCTGTGTATCTTTGCCCGTTTGAGGAAGTGGGGTCATGCCCAAATTAGCCATTGTAATACCAGTGACTTTTTCAAGTTCCCAAAAGTGCATCTCAAGAGCTTTCATTGTTTCTTCAACCCTCGCACCCAAACCACCCTCCATTGGAGTAACAGGAGTGGCTGCCCCTCCAGAGTAAAGTTGGGTGGGGGTATTTGCATAAGAATAGAGTAATCTTCCTGTTTTCTGCCATATCTCCAAGACTTCTTTTGGTTTGAGTGTCTTGCCTCCATAGGTTACATTGGCAAGCATTGATGTGTTGATGGCATATCCTCTTTCAATCATCATGGCAAGCGAGTTCTGCCATCTCAAAAACTCCATTGAAATCTGATCGAGTATGGGAATCATCCTTTTTATTAAGGACGGTTGGAGTAACTGTTCTACATGAAAAGAAAGATGGGGTGTAGATAGCCCTTCTCTTTCTGCCATTTTAACAGGGCCTCCATCAAATACATAGTCTGTATTAAGCACCCAAAAAACTTGTCTTGTATATCTCTTAAATATTTTTTTTACTTCTTGATTTGCATTAGCATTAATTTTATCTTTGTCGAGTGGTTTGACTTCTGAGTCATAATCAAGATCAATAATACTGTTTCTTCCCCTTACTGACTTATAATAAAGTTTTTTCTGCGTATCGGTGTCCATCCACTGTGCTTCAAAAACGGGTACTTTAAATCCATCATATCTATAAGTGGTTGTCGTTGGATCGAGTTGTGAATAAAATCCCCATGTTTTATCCCTTGGATTATCGTAGAGTGTATATGCTGCGTGTGCGAGTGCAACCCATTCCTCTTCGGGTACGTCTGGTAGTTTATTTCTTAAATTCGATATTGTCCATTTATGAAGATAGCCAGCATATTCGGCATCATCATAATCACGCTCGTTTGAAAATTGTATAACAAGATTTGCGGGATCAGTGTACTCAATCTTCCATTTAGAATCTCTGCTATCGAAAACATCCCTAACGGCCGCATAACCAAGCACAACTAAATCATCTACTACCTTCTTGCGTATGTCACCATCCCAATCTGAGATGTTAAAGGAATGTCTTGTAAGTTTTTGCATAGCTCTTGCCACGTTTAACTTAAAGCCGTCCTTGGCCTCAAACTGTTTTAGTTCTTCAATGGACTTTGGGAGAACCGTATCCTCATCAACGGGGATACCTGCATTTTTCTTATACTCTACCTGCCAGTTAGCGTTAATACCCTCACAGAGTTTTGTATATGCTGCATTTTCTTTTAAATCATTAGAATTAGAGTCTATCGTGTCCGCATACACATCCCAATCATACTTATCCATCATTCCATGTATGGCATTTAGTATCATTGGGGCAGGTGAAACATTTTTGAAAAGAACATTTCCCCATCCCTGTCTTTTGCTTAGTTTACCTATGTGTGTATCATCAAAGCTACTCACAGAAATCAGGTCGCCATCGTTGCTTTCGGTATGCAAAAGAAAACTTTTATACTGATCTACTGGCTGATCTCCGTTAGAATACAGTCGATTCATTAAGAAATCATTTATAGTAAAAAGATTAAATGCGCACTTATTTCTTAAAAACAAACTGTATACTGCCTCGGCATTGTTACGGTCATAAACGTCATTTTTCTCTTTTGGGTTACGATCTCTATGCGGAAACGCAAATTCGTAATTAGAATATTTGCTAAAACTCGGAATCATTGTAGCTATATTGATTTAGCACAAAGATACTACGTTTTAAAATAATGGTTATTTTAGAATATTCCATCAAGCAATCCCCAACCACTTAAATCCATCGCTCCATAATTATCTGAATGGGATAGAATTTCTCGGTATCGAGACTTACTGCCTAATAATGCAAACCCAAATGCTGTTTTTAAGTCAAGTCTTGTGAAATCTTCCACCCCCTTAAATGACTTAATTTCAAGTAAGAGATCATCGTGATTTTCTCTATGTCCCCTATTTTCTATATAATCTTTATAAACCCTCACTAAATCTTGTAATGTCTCTGCGTCTGTCCATCGTCCCGGTAGTGGTGCTAACCGACCATCTAATCCCATATCAAACAAAAAATAGCCCCCATAACCCCTCTTATATACATGGACAATAAATTGTTCTACATTTTTTTCTGGATACATCATAGCACCATAATATTGGCAAGCCATGATGACATCTTCAAAATATTCCTCTTGTGTTGCAGGTCTATAGGAGTAAGAACAGATACATTTAAAGCTGTCCCATTCTCTTATCCCCTTTCCCCGGTCTATATTATCATCATACTCCCAAAGTATGCCCATCCCCCCGTTTGACTGCCGAGAATTTGATAAGGAAAATCCTGTCTTGGCTTTTGCTTTCGCCTGGTTGGCATTAAGGTTTCTAAAGGGGTCTATACCACATGTGAATCTCTGACCATTACGGGGTCTCCATGACATAACCATCTTCTGACTCAACCCGTCCCATATTTCGATACCCTCTCTTTGATTAGTCATCTGCGAGGGTAAATCCATTGATATTTTGAACTTGGGTATGTCATTGGATTGTTCAAAGAGTACGTTACTATTGGGATCACTTGTTTCCCTATAAAAAAACCCTGTTTTATAAGGAGGCTTTCCAAGTGATTTCATTCGGTTAAGTTCACTAAGCCTTGTGTCAACTATCTCTAAATTATATCCAACATTACCAGAACTTCCTAACCAACACTCCGCCCATTCAAAAGGAGATTTTCTTCTGATACTTCGATAAAGTTCGAGTGATTCCGGTGTGTTGGTAGTTAATAAAGCATCTCTTTCCGCCTGCATTGTTTCTTTTGCCCCTTTCTTACTCACTGCAAAAATAGACATTGGAGATAGTCTTATCTGCCTATCTGTGGGTGTTTCTATAACCGACTTACCAAACCTGTCAATATATCCCTCAAGTCTCAAATATGCAGGTAGAAATATTCTTGCAAAACCTTCTGTTGTCTGTCCTTTTATCGGTATCCTATGATAGAAGTTAGACATGGTGCAGAGTTTAAAATATGGTACAGAGCCACTTTCTAAATCCTCAACCGTACTGGGGTTCTTGACATACGCACCTTTTAAAATATTGATACCCATACCAGTTGACATGGTGAACTTATTGACATGCCACCTCTCAAATATGTCTGCTGTTGAATTAAATCCCTTTCCCTGCTCGTCATTCAACACCCCATTAAGTCTGTCTCCCTCATTAGCAAATAGTCCTCCTGAATCCGAGTAGGCGATAGCACTCTTTAATCCTCGTATGCTGTAGACATTAGGAGGTGCGTCAAGCCTTAATATCGTTGGTCGTCTATTCCCTTCCCAAATGGGCTTTAACACCATAGGATAAGCATCGAAAGCCGGGAGTAATTTCTTTTTGTAGTGTGTCTCTGCGTTTTTCCCCTCAAAAGAAATGATGGTACTAAAATAGGAAAGGTTTGTCATCGCACCCATGAGTATCTTATGCACAGCCTCATGTGTAGCTCCTGTTCTACGTGTTTTGGGTTCACAGTCCCCAAAGAAGAGACGCCTACCCAAGTCAATCATTTCATATTTACCATCCTTATTTTTTTTGGCAAGTCCTGTGTCATCTAAGTCTGCAAATGTTTCCGTGCATGATTCAAGATACCTTGCAAAGCAAAATTTTCGTCTTACGTCATCCCTATATTCTGGATAAGTAATAGCCTCATCAATGTAATAGAAATTAAGAAAATCAAAATAATCTGGAGGAATAAAGGTTGGTTCTCCGTCAATGTAAACCCAGTAACCATACGTTCTCCACCACCACGCCTTTTTTAACCACTCGATTTCTTCTGTAAGATTTTCTTGTTCCTGTTCAATGAGTTCCCAAAAACGTATGTAGAACTTATAGCCCTGTATGGTATCCTGTCTGTTCTTTTTTTCTATCTCTGCGAGGTCTTTGAGTGCCTTGGCTTCAATTAACTTAAATTTACGTGGTACTTCAATCCTTCGAAAATATTGTTCATCTTTAAGG